TCATTTATTGATTTCAATTTTGTCCCATTCTCTCCCTCGGCTGTCCCTATACCGCGCCGCCATTGAATCTGATTTATGCCCGAGAAGACGTTGAGCAAACTTATCGCCAATCTGATTCCGGTATAGCCTCGCCGACAGGCTACGCAGTTCATGGAATGTTGGCGGGTCTCCATCAAATGAGAGTCCAGATGCATTTCTCGCCTTTGTAAAATACTTAGATACTGTTTTCGGGGAAAGCGGTTCGTGATGCGTTGATGCAATTATTGTTTCACTGCCGCTGGCCTCCCTGCATTTCTGTAGTGTATCAGCCAATGAGATATTGAGCGCGTCAATCGTTAGCGTCAGCGGAATGGCGAGCTTAGCCCCTGTTTTACCCTGCTCAATGTGAAGATGGTTGTCGTTTATGTCTGACCATTTCATTCTGCATAAATCGCCTACTCTCTGCCCTGTAACGACAGCCAAATCCATTGCCAGCCTCAGCCAGATTGGGAGATGTTCGGCTGCATGGTAAATCGCGACATACTCATTAGCTGTCAGCCTTGAGCGCCTTACTTCTGACTTTGCTGCGCGGGTTGCTGTTACCGGATTCGTTGCCACATGCCCCTCGGCTATTGCCTCACGAAAAACGTCAACAAGGGTTGACCTGATTACTCTTGCGGACGCTGCTTTACCTTCTGCGACGTAGGTGTTTAGCATTGCAGCCACCTCTTTCGTTGATATGTCAGTGAGCGGTTTGTCCGGCAATTTTCTTCGGATTGCCCTGATTTTGCTGGCGTAGTCGAGTAGAGTTTTCGGTCTGATACCCCTTTCGGTGAGGATTGTTTCATATCGGTCAAGCCACGTATGAAGAGTGATTGTGTCAGCGCCTTTAATTCTGTCTATCAGTGACTCCCGTCCGCTGTCTGAGAGTAACTCAATGTTGGCCTGTATTGCTTCAGTGATTGCTATCCTCCTGTCTCTGCCTAATCCGAACTCTTTACCCGTCCTTGGGTCCCTGTAGCAGTAATATCCATTGTTTCTTATATAAAGGTTAGGGGGTAAATCCCGGCGCTCATGACTTCGCCTTCTTCCCATTTCTGATCCTCTTCAAAAGGCTACCTGTTACTGGTCGATTTAAGTCAACCTTTACCGCTGATTCGTGGAACAGATACTCTCTTCCATCCTTAACCGGAGGAGGGAATATCCTGCACTCGCGTACCCATCGACGAACTGTTTCAGGGCTTCTTGGGCGTCGCTGGCGTGCGTTCCACTCCTGAAGTGTCAAGTACATCGCAAAGTCTCCGCAATTACTCGCAAGGGAGCGAGCAGTGGTTGATTTTCTCCAACAAAAAAGGAGCCGAAGCTCCTTTGATGATTAAAATTCGAATTGTCTCGCCCGAAGGCTTTTCAGCATTGGTCTTGCCCGTTCGAAAAGGGCGCTTGTCTGGTCAAGTCGTGTCGCCTCCCTGAGCAGTGCGTCTCTGTTTTTCGTCACCGTGTAGAAAGTCTCAAACGCGATGTCATACAGCTTGCTCGAGTATGATGAGTTCAGTTCCTTCAATATCGGATACAGGCGTTTGCTGATGTCCTGTGCTTTCTCCATCTGTACCTGCATGTAGCAGAGGAGGATGATTTCCTCGTCTGTGAATTGCTGCGCTGGTTGCATGCTGCGAAGTTTCTTTTCGCACTCGATGAAGTATCGGCGTATCTGGCGGCCTTTTTCGTTGCGCTCGACCATTGCCAGCTCTTTGGCTGTGTCGAGGGTGAGGTGGTAATCCTTGCGGTTGTGACCGCCTCTACCAGATGTTTGCTTTCCCAAATTGGAAAGCAAAATATAGTCTTGATTTTCAATGAATTCGTATTCTGAAATGCGATTTGTAATCCATGCCGCAAACACCTTTTTCACGCCTAAAAAAGCATGCAGATCGCGGGCATTGCAGAGTAGGGCTGTTTCGTTGGCGATAGTGCCGTTGAATACGGGGATGAGTTGACTGGTCATTTTTATGTCCTTTGCATTTGTTCAGATAGCCCTGTGTTCAGCAGGGCGGTCAGGTACTTGAACACCGTGCAAAGTCGGCCCGTATCCTTAACCTTTCGGTTGTTTTTCGGTATACGCGCTACCCGACCATATCTGAGAAATGGACATAAAAAAGCCGCATGACTGACGGGTGCGGTTTCCGCTTTGCAAGGTGTGTTCAGCACCATGAAGCGGAATATAGCCCCGTTAATGCGGATTTGTCAAATCATGTGGTCTTTATCTTGCTGTAAGCCGCGCCATTCGGTCTTTTCCCCCAGATTTGGGGAAAACTATCTTGTCAAAATCATGCAGCCTTTCGTTCTCCTTCGATGAGTTCCTCGATCTTGTGCACTCCCGCCTCGTTGTAGCGAAATGTCTCGACCTGCTTGTCACTGTGCGCCGATTTGTCGATGAACCACTTCCCGTACTTTTCTGTTTTGAGCATGTAGGTGTTGGCAATGCGCCCTACCTTGTTGGCTGAAATGCCAAGCATGGTGCCAACCTCCGACGCAGAGTAGTGATGTTCATCAATGACCGGAAGAGGGATTGCACTAAAGCCGACGACGGGATTAATCAGGCTGGCGGCAACGACCTGTTTAGCTTCCGGTGCGAGGTGAGGGAGGAAGTCGAAGAGGTCTTTCATTGTGTCGACGGTCATTTTCAATGCGCGTGCCTTACGGAATTCTTCAAGGCCATCCGGTGATTTCTTCGTGGTCGTTTTTTGTTGCAACTGCTGTTGCATTGATTCAAGTTTGTCGACCAGCGAACGACGGACGGCTTTCGACTCACGTGCGGCGACGCGCAGGGCTTGCTTGTAGGTCATCACTATAACCACCTGATCCGCTCCGCCTTTTTTCTTATCCATGGGGGTTACGAAAATTTCGTAACCCTCCCCCTCAAGCTCATCTTTGATGCGTGCAATGAAGTCGTTGTTGCGTACTTCTTTTTCGCCTCACAGTCTCCGCGCCTCATTAACCATTTTCAACAGCATCTGGCTGTCAATTGTTGCAGCCGGAAACGAAGACTGATTTGCAATATTGTTAATCATGTATTCTGTCCTTTTCAGATAAAAGAAATCCCCGCCAATGCGAGGATTGTTATTCATTGCCGATATTCACCTTTATCGCGTATACCTTTACCGGTTTATCGCCGAAGTGCGGATGTGTGATTGTCTTGATTTCATATCCGCCATACGGAACATCAATTCTGCGGCTGGAATCGTCGCGCTTCGGATACCCCTTCGTGATGATCAGACTGCCATACTCGCGGTTAACGAGGCGCTTTTTCCAGTAGTCATTAACAAGGCGATACTCTTCCGTTTTCTCTCCGCGAATCATGGCATCGAAGTATTCACTTTTAACAGCAAGTTGCAGGTTAGCCATCACTTAATCCCCCTTTGTTTGCGGATAAGCTCCAGATCTTGCTGGCAACTTGCACAAGTCCGACAACCCTGAACGGCCAGGCGTCTTCGCTCATCTATGGGATCGCCACACTCACAACAATGAGTGGCAGATATAGCCTGGTGGTTCAGGCGGCGCATTTTTATTGCTGTGTTGCGCTGTAATTCTTCAATTTCTGATGCTGAATCAATGATGTCTGCCATCTTCCATTAATCCCTGAATTGTTGGTTAATACGCTTGAGGGTGAATGCGAACAATAAAAAAGGAGCCTGTAGCTCCATGATGATTTTGTTTTTCATGTTCACCGTTCCTTAAAGACGCCGTTTAACATGCCGATCGCCAGGCTTAAATGAGTCGGTGTGAATCCCATCAGCGTTACCGTTTCGCGGTGCTTTTTCAGTACGCTACGGCAAATGTCATCGACGTTTTTATCCGGAAACTGCTGTCTGGCTTTTTTGATTTCATAATTAGCCTGACGGGCAATACTGCGAAGGGCGTTTTCTTGCTGAGGTGTCATTGAACAAGTCCCATGTCGGCAAGCATAAGCACACAGAATATGAAGCCCGCTGCCAGAAAAATGCATTCAGTGGTTGTCATACCTGGTCTCTCTCATCTGCTTCTGCTTTCGCCACCATCATTTCCAGCTTTTATGAAAGGGATGTGGCTAACGTATGAAATTCTTCGTCTGTTTCTACTGGTATTGGCACAAACCTGACTCCAATTTGAGCGAGGCTATGTGCCATCTCGATACTCGTCCTTAACTCAACGGGAGATGTTTTGTGCATACAGCCCCTCGTTTATTATTTATCTCCTCAGCCAGCCGCTGGGCTTTCAGTGGATTTTGGATAACAGAAAGGCCGGGAAATACCCAGTCTCGCTTTGTAACGGAGTAGATGAAAGTGATCGCGCCTACCCGGATATTATCGTGAGGATGCGTCATCGCCATTGCTCCCCAAATACAAAACCAATTTCAGCCAGTGCCTCGTCCATTTTTTCGATGAACTCCGGCACCATCTCGTCAAAACTCGCCATGTACTTTTCATCCCGCTCAACCACGACATAATGCAGTCCTTCACGCTTCATACGCGGGTCATAGTTGGCAAAGTACCAGGCATCTTTTCGCGTCACCCACATGCTGTACTGCACCTGGGCCATGTAAGCTGACTTTATGGCCTCGAAACCACCGAGCCGGAACTTCATGAAATCCCGGGAGGTAAACGGGCATTTCAGTTCAAGGCCGTTGCCGTCACTGCATAAACCATCGGGAGAGCAGGCGGTACGCATACTTTCGTCGCGATAGATGATCGGTGATTCAGTAACATTCACGCCGGAAGTGAACTCAAACAGGGCTCTGGCGTCGTTCTCGTACTGTTTTCCCCAGGCCAGCGCTTTAGCGTTAACTTCCGGAGCCACACCGGTGCAAACCTCAGCAAGCAGGGTGTGGAAGTAGGACATTTTCATGTCAGGCCACTTTTTTCCGGAGCGGGGTTTTGCTATTACGTTATGAACTTCTGAAGCTGTGATGACGCCGAGCCGTAATTTGTGCCACGCATCATCCCCCTGTTCGACAGCTCTCACGTCGATCCCGGTACGCTGCAGGATAATGTCCGGTGTCATGCTGCCACCTTCTGCTCTGCGGCTTTCTGTTTCAGGAATCCAAGAGCTTTCACTGCTTCGGCCTGTGTCAGTTCTGACGATGCGCGAATGTCGCGGCGAAATATCTGGGAACAGAGCGGCAATAAGTCGTCATCCCATGTTTTATCCAGGGCGATCAGCAGAGTGTTAATCTCCTGCATGGTTTCATCGTTTACCGGAGTGATGTCGCGTTCCGGCTGGCGTTCTGCAGTGTATGCGGTATTTTCGACAATGCGCTCGGCTTCATCCTTGTCATAGATACCAGCAAATCCGAAGGCCAGGCGGGCACACTGAATCATGGCTTTATGCCGTAACATCCGTTTGGGATGCGACTGCCACGGCCCCGTGATTTCTCTGCCTTCGCGGGTTTTGAATGGTTCGCGGCGGCATTCATCCATCCATTCGGTAACGCAGATCGGATGATTACGGTCCTTGCGGTAAATACGGCATGTGCAGGATTCGTTGTCCTGTTCAAAGTCCATGCCATCAAACTGCTGGTTTTCATTGATGATGCGGGACCAGCCATCAACGCCCACTACCGGAACGATGCCATTCTGCTTATCAGGAAAGGCGTAAATTTCTTTCGTCCACGGATTAAGGCCGTACTGGTTGGCAACGATCAGTAATGCGATGAACTGCGCATCGCTGGCATCACCTTTAAATGCCGTCTGGCGAAGAGTGGTGATCAGTTCCTGTGGGTCGACAGAATCCATGCCGACACGTTCAGCCAGCTTCCCAGCCAGCGTTGCGAGTGCTGTACTCATCCGTTTTATACCTCTGAATCAATATCAACCTGATGGTGAGCAATGGTTTCAACCATGTACCGGATGTGTTCTGCCATGCGCTCCTGAAACTCAACATCGTCATCAAACGCACGGGTAATGGCTTTTTTGCTGGCCCCGTGGCGTTGCAAATGATCGATGCATAGCGATTCAAACAGGTGCTGGGGCAGGCCTTTTTCCATGTCGTCTGCCAGTTCTGCCTCTTTCTCTTCACGGGCGATCTGCTGGTAGTGACGCGCCCAGCTCTGAGCCTCAAGACGATCCTGAATGTAATAAGCGTTCATGGCCGAACTCCTGAAATAGCTGTGAAAATATCGCCCGCGAAATGCCGGGCTGATTAGGAAAACAGGAAAGGGGGTTAGTGAATGCTTTTGCTTGATCTCAGTTTCAGTATTAATATCCATTTTTTATAAGCGTCGACGGCCTCACGAAACATCTTTTCATCGCCAATAAAAGTGGCAATAGTGAATTTTGTCTGGATAGCCATAAGTTTTTTATCCATTTTTGGGGACTCCTGGCTGATTAAGTATGTCGATAAGGCGTTTCCATCCGTCACGTAATTTACGGGTGATTCGTTCAAGTAAAGATTCGGAAGGGCAGCCAGCAACAGGCCACCCTGCAATGGCATATTGCATGGTGTGCTCCTTATTTATACATAACGAAAAACGCCTCGAGTGAAGCGTAATTGGTATGCGGTAACGCCGCGCTCAGGCGGCTTTGATAGTCATATCATCTGGATCAAATATTCCTGATGTATCGATATCGGTAATTCTTATTCCTTCGCTACCATCCATTGGAGGCCATCCTTCCTGACCATTTCCATCATTCCAGTCGAACTCACACACAACACCATATGCATTTAAGTCGCTTGAAATTGCTATAAGCAGAGCATGTTGCGCCAGCATGATTAATACAGCATTTAATACAGAGCCGTGTTTATTGAGTCGGTATTCAGAGTCTGACCAGAAATTATTAATCTGGTGAAGTTTTTCCTCTGTCATTACGTCATGGTCGATTTCAATTTCCATTGATGCTTTCCAGTCGTAATCAATGATGTATTTTTTGATGTTTGACATCTATTCATATCCTCATAGATAAAAAATCGCCCTCACACTGGAGGGCAAAGAAGATTTCCAATAATCAGAACAAGTCGGCTCCTGTTTAGTTACGAGCGACATTGCTCCGTGTATTCACTCGTTGGAATGAATACACAGTGCAGTGTTTATTCTGTTATTTATGCCAAAAATAAAGGTCACTATCAGGCAGCTTTGTTGTTCTGTTTACCAAGTTCTCTGGCAATCATTGCCGTCGTTCGTATTGCCCATTTATCGACATATTTCCCATCTTCCATTACAGGAAACATTTCTTCAGGCTTAACCATGCATTCCGATTGCAGCTTGCATCCATTGCATCGCTTGAATTGTCCACACCATTGATTTTTATCAATAGTCGTAGTCATACGGATAGTCCTGGTATTGTTCCATCACATCCTGAGGATGCTCTTCGAACTCTTCAAATTCTTCTTCCATATATCACCTCAAATAAGTTGTTTGCTGCGAAAGTAAATACGCTTAAGTTACCTGTTATTTATCCCACCAAGTTCCGTATCTATCTATCCAGTTACACCAATCATCGACACTCCATTTTGTTGTGTCGCATTTTTGCAACTGGCATGAATATCTACCTTCTTTGTAAAGTCGGCGTTTGACTTTCTTGAGCATGGCTCACCTCAATCGTAATAAGCTGGAATTGATTTTCCGCGTTGCTTCTGGCGGCCTGAGCAAGTCACACCCATTTCACTGCGTGGCTTGCGGTAGTAAATACGGTTCTGTTTACGCTCGACTTCTTCTGCCTTCTGGCAGCGAAGGCTTCCGAGTGATATTGCTTTTTCAGAAAGGCTTAAACGTTTTCTCGGGGCTTCCTGAACAGGTTCCTCACTGTCTGTGCCGAAGATCGAATCGATGATGTTGCATATAGCATCACGCTCGATAGCCAGCTTTCTGCGCCGCTCATGACGGCGAGTTTTGGCATTTCCTGCAAATGTTGATTTCCCGTACACGATTACCGTCAT